CGCTATATCGACAAGGTGCGTCCGGTGGAAACCTTCAACCGTGTAATGGCGGAACAGACCGAGGACGATGAGCGTAAGAAGACCGAACAGCATAAGATTGTGAGCCACTTTGACAAATGGCTGCGCGACAACGCCATCGGAGAGGTAGGTGTGGCACCGACCCGACACGAAGAAGATGATGAGGTAACGGAAAGCCTTGTATTGCCCCCGGCCCCTGCTGCTGAAGAACCCGATGAGGTTTGTGAATGGCAGCCGACCAATATGGCGGCACTCGCCATCGGAGATATGTAAGAATACGATTAGAATAACATTATAACAGCGTTTGAATTATGATTACAGAAGCGCAGAAACAGAAGATTTTGGGAGCGATAGCCGCTAACCGTGCGAACTATCCGAGCGACGCGAAACACGCCGCCTCCCTCGGCATCAGCACCTCGGTGTACAGTGCCATCAAGAACGGACAGACGGACAAAGCCCTGAGTGAGGGCGCATGGATTGGCATCGCCCGGCGTTTGGGCGTGAGCCTCCGTACTGATATGGAATGGAAGGCTGCCAAGACCGCCACATTCGAGTATATCACCGCCCAGTTGGAGTTCTCGCAGCAGTCGAGCCTTTCGGCGATACTTTGCGATATTCCCAACATCGGGAAGACCTTCACGGCACGGTACTATGTGCAGAACCACCGCAATGCCGTGTATATCGACTGTTCACAGGTAAAGACCAAGCTGAAGTTGGTGCGTAAGATAGCCGCCGAGTTCGGTGTGGACGCAAAAGGCAAGTATGCCGATGTTTACGAGGATTTGGTTTACTACCTGCGCTCCATGGAAACGCCCCTTATCATCTTGGACGAAGCCGGGGACTTGCAGTATGAGGCGTTTCTTGAACTGAAAGCCCTATGGAATGCTACCGAACGCTGCTGTGCTTGGTACATGATGGGAGCGGACGGTCTGAAAGAGAAGATAAACCGCTCGATAGAGTGCAAGAAAGTGGGTTATACCGAAATGTTGAGCCGTTACGGAGACCGTTACAGCAAGGTAACGCCAGACGATGGCAAGGAGCGTGAAGCCTTCCTGAACACACAGGCGCGTATCGTGGCCAAAGTAAACGCCCCGGAAGGTGCGGATGTGGCTCAAATCGTGCGCAAGACACGCGGTGGGCTGAGGCGAGTGTACACGGAGATTGAGAAACTTAAAATGGTTGCGCAATGATGACGGTAATAGAAAAACAGTATATGGATGCGGTTATCGCAATGAACCGCCGTATGCAGAAAAACGAGATAGACTGGGAACAACGCCGGTATGAGATAGCCAAGGAAATGATGCCTGTTGCGTATCAAGAGTCAAGAAATATTCTTCTCCGCGGAGGTGATGTAGGCAATAATGACATAGCACTGGCTGCGGTGGAATTTGCAGATATGCTGATTGCCGAACTTCAAAAAGTGAAACAATGAAACGAGCGTACAGCCCGAAGGATATAGCCGCCAAGAAATGGGTAACACTGCCGTGGGGTGAGAAGTGGAGTAAGCCCTTCGGTTTCCCGGCAGATACCGCCTCTTGGTTCATTAGTGGAGCCAGTGCTGCCGGAAAGAGTAGCTTTGTGATGCAGTTGGGCAAAGAACTGTGTAACTATGGGACGGTGTTATACCTCAGCTATGAGGAAGGCGTGAACCAGAGTTTCCAGCGTAGAATGGGGTATTTGAAGATGAACGAGGTGCAGGGTAAGTTCCGGGTGGCGGTGGACGAAAGCTATGAAGAAGTGATTGAGCGGCTGAAGAAGCCGAAAAGCCCGAAGTTCATTATCATCGACTCTTTTCAGGTTGCCCCGTGGGACTATCCCGATGCCGTTGCGTTGATGAAGCGTTTTCCGAGGAAGTGCTTTATATGGGTAAGCCAAGAGAAAAAGAGCCAGCCGATGGGAGGCGGTGCGCTGAAGCTGAGATATATCTGCGACATGAAATTGCGTGTGGTGGGCTACAAGGCCTACTGTCAGGGACGCGCCATCGGTGAACCGGGAAGCTACTTCGTGGTTTGGGAGGAGGGAATCATTCAAACAAGTAATAATTTGTGATAATGGAAAAACGTAAAATGAGACGCAAGAACCTCTTGTACAAGCTACGCCGTAAAGGGGTGAGGTGTTCCACTCAAGAGCGTATCGTCTTCTTCCCATACGGTGGTGACCCATTAAATGTGATACAGATTCGTCGGCTTTGCGATGAATATAACTTCAAGATACAATTTGAAATAGTTTAGAAATAATGGAAAAAGAAAAAGTTTACATCAGCGGGGCGATAGCCCACTACAACATCGACGAGCGCAAAGGTGCGTTTCTTGATGCGGAACAAAGATTGAGAAACATGGGCTTTGCCCCGGTCAATCCGTTTAAGAACGGGCTGCCGGATGAGGCTCACTGGAGAGAACACATGAAGGCAGATATTGCCCTGTTGCTCGACTGCAAGTATATCTATATGCTGCAAGGTTGGGAACTGAGCAAGGGAGCCAAGCTGGAACTTGACGTGGCCAGTTCGTGTGGCATTAAAGTGTTGTTTGAATAAAATTAGTCGATATGGGAAAAATAAAAATGGAAACCGGTGTTGTGGTGATGAAGTTGACCGCTACGGTATATAGAGGAACAATTCGTGAAATCCAATCCTCACGCATAGGTTTTTGCGGGGAGTACAATAAAGAAATACTTTCTAAAATGGGTGATGAGTTCAAAAAGATATTTGCTAAGCAAATTGAGGCTGAATACAAAGGTAAATCAGTGAAGCCGGATAAGATAATTTATCGTGTCAGTACCAAATCAACGGAATGTGAAATGATTCTTAATGGTAAATGACATGGCACAGGAAGTAACCAATTTCGCCCGGTTCTACACATTGTTCAACAAGCTTCCCTGTACAGGAGACCGGGAAGAATTCAAGAAAAGCATTGTGCTGCAGTACACGTGGAACCGGACGGACAGTCTGAAGGAAATGACAGCCAAGGAGTATGAAGCCTGCTGTACGGCTCTGGAGAAGCTGAGCGGACAAGACGAATGGCGACAGAAGCTGCGTGAGGAGCTGCGGCGGAAACGGAGTCTCTGTCTGAACCTGATGCAGAAGCTGGGCATAGATACATCCGACTGGGCACGAATCAATGACTTCTGCAGTAATCCCCGAATAGTCGGCAAAGCGTTCAGACAGATTACGGTGGACGAACTGGATGAACTGGCGGTAAAGCTTCGGTCCATACAACGGAAAGGCGGCTTGAAGCCCAGGAAAGAAAAGCAAACGATTAACCCCGTGAGCATGGTATCACTCATTCAGATTGACCCTGATGCTCCGGCAAACTGATAGGATATGGAAAATAGAAACACAAAGATTTTAGAGAATCTGAAAAAGGAAATCAACCTGCTTGCCTCTGATATGGAGAAGCAAGATGCAGCCGAGTTTTATAGTGAATTGGCTGACTGGGCATACGCCAACGGAGAGGCTATGCTGATGGAAGACGAACCTGAAATGCAGGATTATGAAAACCAATAACCCCAAAAAACAAGAATCATGGAAGAAATGAAACAAACGACCGTGGTAATGACGGCAGAGGAAAAGGCGGAATTTGAAGCCTTCCAGAGAGAAAAAGCAAAGAAAGCGGCAGAGGAAAAAGCCAAGAATGACCGCGAAATGTACAAACAGATGGTGGATGAGGAGATAGCAAACTCCATTCCGGTACTGCTGGGCATCAGTGAGCAGATCAAGGCAAGCAAGCAGACTGTGATGGACAACTTCAAAACCATTCTGGAAATGAAGGCAGACCTTTTCAAGACCAAGGTGAAGGATGACCAGCGCAGCCATACCTTTACTAACAGTGAAGGCGACAAACGAATCACGCTGGGTGTGTATGTGACCGACGGTTACCGTGACACGGTGGAAGACGGTATAGCCATTGTGAAGGAATACATCGAAGGTCTGGCCAAAGATGAAAAGACCAAGGCACTGGTGAGCATGGTGCTTCGTCTGTTGGCCCGTGATGCCAAGGGAACGCTGAAGGCTTCACGCATCGTGCAGCTTCGCAAAGTGGCCATGGAAACCGGAGATGACCGTTTCATTGAAGGTGTGCGTATCATTGAGGAAGCCTACCAGCCGGAAGTGAGCAAACAGTTTATCCGTGCTGAAATCAAAAACGAAAACGGAATGTGGAAACCTATCCCTCTGGGAATGACAGAATCATAAATAATAGAACTATGATACAAGAAGTGGAGAAATCTCCGAAAGTAGCCCTGTGCCGTGCTTGCTACGGTACAGGTAAAGTAAAGAAAGTTGTAGAATATCCCTCTCGGATCTTTGGAAAGAAGCGAAGCGAAACCGTTGAGGAAGTCTGCAGACAGTGTGAAGGAAGTGGCCGGGTAACGGTAAGCGCAAAAATGACGCTTGACATCCGTCCCTATAAACCTAAAGTAGAACCGTCTATGAACGATTAAACCTATATGGGAAAGCGGCACGGAGTCAGTTATCAGAAGCGTGTAGTAGAAGTAAACAGGATATATGACCATTATGCCAGTCACGGTGTACCGAACCGTGAAATATGGCGGCGGTACATATATCCTGTGTATGCTATTAGTGAGCGTACATTCTACAATATGCTTAAAGCGTCCGCAGACCCTAAAAATGATTTGCCGGACGATACGGTACAATTGAAATTTAACTTTGACTGGGAATGAATGAAAACGTAAAAAAAGTAGTGGCCCGGATACTGAAAGACATTCAGGTGGAAATGAGTGATGAGTTTGACAAGAACTTTGAACGGCAGGCTTTTTTCAGTGAGAAATGGCAGCGACGGAAAAGCCCCATCCGGAATGAAGGTAGAGCCATACTAACAGATACCGGGGCGCTTCGGAAAAGTATCGGAAGTCGGACAACGGAAAACAGCATTACCTTCTTTACCTCTCTGCCCTATGCGGCCATTCATAATGATGGCGGTGAAATAGTGGTGACCAAGCGGATGAAGCGTTTCTTCTGGCATAAGTATTATGAGGCAACCGGAGCGTTCGGTAGAAGAAAAGACGGCAAACTTCGAAAAGACAAACGAAATGTCCGGCTTGATACAGAAGCCGATTTTTGGATGTTCATGGCTTTAAAGAAAGCAGGAAGCACCATCAGGATTCCCCGACGCCGTTTCCTCGGCACATCGCCTGAAGTGGAAAAAGCCGTCCGTGAGATTGTAGAAGAGAACCTAACAGAGTATTTTACCATTGAATATAATATCATAAGAAAATGAGAAAAGAACTTTACCGGATGCTTTGCCGGGAGCTGAAGGCCATTGACCTTATCAAGCACATAGACTTGTGGAACCATAATGTGGAATTCATCGAACAGGAAGAAAACTGGGAGCGTCCGGCTGTCTTTGTGGAATTCTGCCCTATACAGTGGAATGCGATTGTTCCCGGTGTGGAATACCGGGCAGAACCTTTGATTAAACTGCACATCGTGACGGACTGGGAAGGTTCGAGTGCTGAGGGCAGCGAGCTGCAGGAGGATGCGCTGAAGGTGTTTGACCTGTCCGGACTGCTTCATGCACAGCTTGCCGGATTGAGCGGGGAGACCTTTTTGGAGCTGGATCTGGTGGAGAGTGATACCAATCACAACCATGAGGATATTGTGGAAAGTATCGAGGTATATCAGTGTGTGGCCATCAAGCGGCTGCAATAGCCGTCTTTATTAGACAGAAAAAGCCGCGGACGTACAAATTACCGTCTGCGGCTTTTTTGTTCAATACAGGCAAAGTAAACGCAATCAGGCAGCCTCTTTCTTGTAAAGCATCATATCTGTGTAAGAAGAGTTGTAATTCATGTGAGCATTGAATTCCACCTTTGTGCAGTTTTCAAAAGGATTACCTAAATCCCTATTTTTACCTATCCATTCGCACAGCTCCAGAATTGAAGATTTGTTGGATGTGAAATATACGTATGAATGCCCCTTCAGTACATTCAGCACATCCAGATAGTCTGCCATATTCCAGTACATGTTATAGGTCCCTACGTCAGTGGACAGATAGGGCGGATCAACAAGAAATACTACTCCAGGAATATCTTTATACCGGTTGAATACTTCCTTGTAATCGCAAGATACGATTTCCAGCCCTTCGAGATAGTCCGTACATTCCGGGTAGCCGGTCTTGCGTATATTGTTGTATAAAGCTTCCTTCCGCATATCCTGAACAGACAGTTTGTATTTCATGGAAAACAAGATAGAGGAGGAGAGGGTAATGAAATCCACATATCCGGTGCTATTCTCTTCCTGCTCGATGCGGCTGAATATTCGTTCACGCAGTTCTCCTTTAATGATTTTATGACGTGGTACGGAATTCCCTACCATTTCGCGAATGTCAGCAAGCAGCTGATTCGTTTGCGGAATGTGCTTCATGCGGAAGCGGTAGTTATCAAAGTCATTATAGATAACAGTAGAGTGGGGCTTGAGGGATTTGGTAATGTGAGACAACAATCCGGAGCCACCGAACAGGTCAACAAACAATGTTCCATCCGGATATTGCTCCAGCACTTTCATGAATTCCTTGGCTAACATACGCTTTTGCCCGACAAATGGGAGAGGGGCTGACAGATACATCTTTCTCATACGTTCAATTCAAATTTTACATTTTCATTGCCGGCAAGCAGCTGTTCTGTTTTGTCGATGTTGTTTTCGTAAATATGCACATTCCCCAGATTCAGGGTGATGGATTTTAGTGGCAACTCAATCTGTCTTGATATTAGATACAAATGATAAATATCTGCCGGCAGTCCTAAATTCGCATCGCTGCTTCGCTGATAGGCGGTCATGACCAGTTCTCCTTGCTCTATCTGGAACTGAACAAGACTAAGGCATGGAGCCTGGTTGCTTTCTGTTCCTGTAGATCCGAGAAACAATATATAGTTTTTGCTGTTCCTTTTTTCCCTGTTTATGCGTTCGATGAGTGGCGGCAGTTTTTCAAAATAGGTTGGGTAGCTGTTCACAAGGATAGAGCCGCAGTAGTCCCACCAGTTGATTCCGGCCCCCCTGTATTTTTCCACGTTTCGTTCGCCCCTCATAAACAGTTGTAACTCGTTTTTTAACTTCTTCCGCGCTATGGTATGCCCCTCGAATATATCAAGAAGGTCGGCAGGGAGCAGCGTCAGCTGTTCATTCAGTAGGTAGCGGATATTCCCTTTTTTATTGCTTTGCATCTTTCCGGACGAAAGCACCTTGCCTAAGATTTGATAATACTTGTCCATGATATGAATGTTATTTATTGCGATACAAAGGTAGGGTAGGGGAGTTTGCCTTTAGTGGGAGGAAGTCCTGATTACACTGCACACAAATTGCAGTCGGTTTTAAAACGCTTGATCAGGTCATACACCTTTCGCTCACTGATGCCATATCGTAGGGAAAGCGTAGCTACGATATAAGACACTTTTTCACCATTGGTCTGCAACTTGTTATATTCATTATATAGTTCTATATATTGCACGTCATCGGGTCGTATGCCCATGTAATGGCACGTTTTTAAAAGCTCTCTGTTCAATTTTAGTATCTCAATTACTTTCATATCCAGTTAAATTTCGTACATTTGCATTGTCTCACTTATCATTGCGCAGAATAGCGCTTACATAAAAAAGCCTCTTACTGGCGAACGAGGGTATCTGCCCCCGGTCGTGCCGGTAAGAGGTGCTTTATGTTTAAATGGTAAGTGAGACGACTATTTAACAGGCCGGGGGCTTTTTTTTATCCTTCCCCCGAAGGGATTGTCAATCATTCAATCCGATATAAATCCAAGTTGAATACATCTTTCCTTTTCCATCCTTCAGCCAGTGTGTTTTGGATGTGTCTGACCGCTTGAATGTAGAAGTCCTTCAGATTATCCAACTTTTCAAAGGTATGGTATTCGGGCTGTTCATCCGAACCGAATTTGAATGTAACCGGAAGGGTCTCTCCGCCCGTCTGAACGGCCAAATCGTATGCTGCCTTATAGTTGTATTGGTTCTCCGTAGAAAGCCATACAGGGGCGCCATTATAGGCGAATCCGGATAGGATAGCTGCATCAGTCTGGCTGTTATACCATGACATAACCAATGTGCGGATTTCCTCATCAGTAGGCTTGTGTCCGAACTCCTCTTCCATGTAGGAGGCAGAGCCGTTCTCTTTTTCCTGCACATCCCAGCGGATGCGCCATTTGTCTTTAACCGGGTTCGTGCATTCCATCAGCGATACACCGGCACTTCCTTCAACTCTTCTCATGTAAACACGTATTTGGTTCTACCTTTGCCGAATGTCTCTGTCTTGATGGTCGTTTCAAACGGGAAACCATCCGGCATTTCCTTT